ATACTTAGATTCTCTATTCCACTCTTCTTTTTTAAAATATTCTCTTTCTTCATGCCATTTTATTCTAAGTCTTTGAGGTAGATAACCTCTTTGAGCTTCGTTAAAATAGTATGCAGTAGATTCCATTTTGTGATCAATTAAATCTTGAGTTTCTGGTTCTAATTGACCTAAAACATTTGAATGGTTGTTTCTAAAATAGTTCTCTATAGTATCTTCAGTAGTAATATATAGAGTTGGTGGGACAAACGTATCAAAATAAATACATTCATCTATAATACTAATATCATCGAGATATCCACTACCAAAAGTATGGATATCATTACTAGTACTTTTTTTATAACCTACAAACAACTCATCTCCAAAAGACATACTACCTTGAATATCATTAATAGTTGCCAAACAACCATCTACGAATATTCTTAGAATGTTCTCATCTCTAGTAATAGTAAGATAATGCCATTTATCATTAAAGGTATAATCTACTATAGCACTAGAATACTTTTCTTCTGGAGAGATTTGAATTGTAAAGTATCCAGCCTCTTCTATATACACGAAGTCATTATGACTATTTCTATCTTTTCGTTTATATGATAATAAAGGAATCTTCTCATCTTTATTCATATTCTCTTTCTTAATTCTATATTTAAGATAGATAGTAAAGTTCTTTTGAGATTCCAAATGTTTCTTAAGCTTAGAAACGTCTTCTAACCATAATCCAGCATTATCATTAAACGGTTTGAAATAAGCAGTACCAGCTGCTTCAATAATAGATGAGGTATCTGTAAAAGATACCCCACCTAAGTTTTTGATAGAAGAATTAGTGCAACCAGTTTTATCAAAATGGAGGTTTAGTAAAAAATTAGGCATTACGAATACCTCCTAAATTATTTAGGCAATAGAGCCTAGCATTGTAATTACATCTTTAGAATATTGAACCATGTCTTTACCACATACTTTTTCAATAGTCTTTTGATTATTCAAATAACCACCAACATATGCATCAGTCATCATGGCAGAGAAAGCTGGGAAGTACTCTAATCCAAATACAGTACCAGGACCGAATTGCATCATCCATCTTTCTACAACAATATCTAAGCTAACTGCTTTAGGATTTAGATGCATTGCATCTCTTAAGCAGTTAACAAAGATCTTAATATTTTCATATGGGTTAAGATCTTTTTCTTTGATATCACTATGCTTACGACAAGCTTTTTCCATAGCATCTTCTAATAAGATGGCTTCATTTCTAGAAATATCTGCTACTTTCATAGCGATATCTCTTGCTTTATTTTCATCTTCTAATTGAAGTAAGCCCATCAAGAAATACATAGCAGAAAGATAAGTAACTTGAATCTTTTTAGATTCTTGGATAGAAACTTTTGCTAAGAAATCAATAATATGAGTAAAAGAGTTTGCAAAGCATTTAGTGATACTGATATTTAAGTTAGATCTACGTCTAAAGATATCGAAGTTTTTATGATAGATCATAGCAACACCAGCATTCATAAGATAAGAAACTAATGCAGTTTCATTTAAATTATAATCGCCATGTTTAGGATCTTTAACAATGCAATTAGATGCATCGATAAATACTTTAATTTTACCACGATCTTTACCTTTCATTTCTTTTGCACAGAATACTTTGAAAGTTCTAGGTAATGGAGTATCGCAGTCTAATAATACAGTATTATTAGAATTAAGGATACGCAATAATGCTTCGTCAGTTCTTTGACGTTTGAGATCTAAAATTACACCTTTGAATTCTTCAGTAGCTTTATCAATCAAAGGATCAGTCATAATAGCATCCAATAAGAGTTTTTGATATTTTGGATACTGTTTATAAAAGTAAGAGTCAGAGTAGGATTTGAGTTCCTTCATGAGTTTTGTTTCCTCCTATCAGATATTTTAAGTAGTTATTTTAATGTCCCTGCAGTAAATAAGCCCATTCCGTATATGATAAAATACGATACCTTAGACTTGTTATTAAGTGATATAGAAAGGGGTAAAATTAAATGCAATTACAAGATATTTTAGATCTTCATGTAGAAATGAATTCTAGTGATAGATATACATACAATGGAAAGAATGTACCGAGAGTAACTGAAGTACTTTCTAAAATGATTAGTGAAGAGAAGTTAATGAGTTGGGCCAATAGTCTTGGGTTTAAGCACCAAAGATATAAAGATGTATTATCTAAGGCTGCTGTATTTGGTACTAAAATCCATCATGGCATAGAATGCTTTTTAAAAGGAGAAAAGGTTCCAGAAGATACTCCATCTATCTGTTTTAAAGCATTCCAAGAATGGTGGAAGATAATTGAAACTACTGATTATGAAATCGTTGGTCAAGAGCAAAAATTAGTATGTGAATGGTATGGCGGAACTTATGATTGTCTTATGAAGATAAATGGTAAATTATATCTCATAGACTTCAAAACTTCTAATCATGTTACTTATAAATACTATCTCCAATTAGCAGCTTATTCCAAGGTTCTAAGAGAGAAAGAAAATATAAATATAGATGGAGTACTTATTCTTCAACTAAACAAATACCAACCTAAATACAAAGAATATATTTTAGACTTATCTATTCCAGAGCATAAAGAGTATTTCAATCTATGTGAAAGAACTTTTGAGTCTATATTATATAGCTACTATCATATTCATTACCTTGAGGAGAATTTTAATGATCTTGCCAAGAAACTTCATAAGCTCCAACCACAAAGTGCATGATAAGTATGATCCATTAAATATCTTTGAGGACTTTACAAGATACATCAATGAGTTCAATAGAACTGATGGGAATAAGGTTACTAGATATATTAGAAAGTGGATTATAAAAAATATAAAATTCCCACTATTAAGCAATAGAATATCTAAAGGTTCTAGAAAGATTTTAAAAGAGTCTTTTAAGCATCCAGAAACTTTAGTATATCATGTATTAAGATATTCAGTATTTCTTCTTTACTTTACAATCTTATTTCAAGTAGATTTAGAAGATCTTCTTAAAACTATTTTTGAAAATAACAGAGATAGCTGTGATATTATCTTTGAATACAATGATACTAGAGAGAATGCTTTTCAGCGTATCAATAAGATCATCATTATAAACTACAATCTAAACAGTTTATATCTTCCAAATAATGAGAGATTTATAAAAACTAAACTTAGATTAGATATGGATGAACAGTATTATACTATAGAAGAAACTGTTTATAAATGCTCTACTAAGTTAGAAACTTCTACTGCTGAAGTAGAATCTTTTAGGAGATTTAGGATAAACGAAAAGGGTCTAATTCAAAATCCTAACTATAGTTTTAGCACTAAACTCAAAGCCGAGGAATACAGCAAATATTCTGTAATGGCTGTTAATATAATGGGAATTTTAGATATCATTTTAAGATCAGTCTTAAATGTTGGAGTTACCAAACAAGTTGTAGATGATACTAGAGCATAAACTTGCTCTAGTATTATTTTTAACTTAAATTTTGGTCACATACTATAATAGTGTAAGGAGTGATTAAAAAGAACAATGAAACAAGTAGTAAGTTTTGACAATATAAAAGATACATTCGTTGAAGCTCATATTTCCGATCTTCATTTTGGAACTATAGAGCCGATAACTGAATATAAAATCTTAAATGAACAATTTTTAAACTATCTTGAAATGATGAATGTGTTAGATATAGTATCTGTTAATGGGGATATATTCGACCATAAATTTATGGCCAATTCAGATGCTGTAGTGTATGCTATTTCATTCGTTCAAAGATTAGTTGATATATGTAGAAGAAAAAATGCAACCTTGATACTTATAAACGGTACTGGATCTCATGATGCTGATCAGCTCAAGATCTTTGTGCCATTTATGAATCAAGGTTGTGATTTACGAATTGTAACTCAAACTCAATTTTTATTTATCAAAGGCAAGAAGATTCTGTGTATTCCAGAGATGTATAACATGGGTGAGCCATATTACAACCAATACTTAGTCAACTCTGGATTGTATGATGCTTGTTATATGCATGGTACTTTTAAAGGATCCATCTTTGGTAAAAATAAAAGGGATTTAGCATCTAATAGGGAGCCAGTATTTGATATAGAAGACTTTGGTAATTGTAAGGGTCCTATTATATCTGGCCATGTTCATGTGCATGGAGTGTATAGTAATGACTTTTATTATTGCGGTTCTCCTATAAGATATAAGTTTGGTGAGGAAGAAGAAAAGGGATTCATAATTCTTCTACACAATATCAAGGAAAGAAAATATTTAGTCCATTTTGAGCCTATTAAATCTTTCCGTTATGATACTATCAATCTAGATGATATGATAGATAAGGACCCTAGGATTATAATTGATTATATCAAAGCATTATTAGCAGAGGGTATAGATCATCTTAGAATTCTTATTACTAAGAACAATCCTAGAACTATAGATCTTTTAAAGAATTTCTATAGGAGTAAGGCTAATGTAAAAATTGAAACCAACTTTGAACAACAGAAGATACAAAAAGAGTTACATAGTATGAATCAAAGATATCAAAAATATGATTATCTATTTGATAACAACTTGTCTCCTGAACAAAAGTTAGTTCAATATATAAACCAAGAGGAAAAAAATGATTTTTGGACTGTGGAAAAGTTTGCAGACTTCATGTCTTATATTGAAAAACTTTAACTCCAAAAACATTATAATACTAATCGAACGAAAATCTAAAAATGGGAGTTTCTAGTATGACAGATTTTGACAAGAGAAATTTAAAATATCAGACAACGAATACCAAACCTGCTAGAAAAGCCCCTCAAGCTTCTGCTGGCATTTCAGAGTATATACTGAATTCGTTTTGTCGATATGCTCTCTCTATGAATGATAATATCCGTAAGCACGGATTAACCATGCTTAATAGTTTAATCGTCAGGATCAATCCTGAAGATTTTATAAAGAATCAAAACTGTGCTATCAAGTTAAGATTCTTAAAGGCAATTCTAGATAACAGAATGAAAGGGTTAAATGATAGAGAAATGATTCTATCTAATATTAACCTTGTTATGGATATAACTAATCTAGAAAAAGACCAAGCTCTCTGTAGAGAATTATCAAATGATGAAGTAATATCTATAGAGGGTAATATCTCTATGCTGTTGACTAATACTGAAGTCGATGAGCATATTAATGTGTTATTAGAGGCTATCAATAGATATCAAAATGCAGATTTTAGGGAGAAGAATCAAACGATTGATTATTTAAAATCTAGAATCAGTGATATTCAAACAGTATTTAGACGAAATGAAATTAATAAAGATTCATCTGATACATTATTCAGATTATCACAATTAGAAACAAGTGTTCCAGATATTCATAAATATGTGACAAGTCCATCATATAAACTAGTTACTGGAATGCAAGGTTTCAATGCTATGCTTGGTGGTGGATTCCAAAAAGAACGTGTTTATTCATTCTTTGGTGCATCTGGTTCTGGTAAGACTACTACTTTAGAAAATATAATGTATCAGTTATGGAAATATAATCAAGATTTTATAACACAAGACAAATCTAAAAAGCCTTGCATTGTATTATTAACAATGGAAAATTTAGTAGTAGAAACAGTTTGTTCTTTATATCATATCATGACTAAAGGCAAATCTATGGAAGCATGTGCTACAGCAGAGGATGCGATAAATCAATTTAAAGAATGCCAATTTGAATTCGATCCAGAAAATAAGAGATCTGTTGAGTTGGTTATCAAATATAAGCCAGTAAACTCTGTAGATACATCTTATATGTATAAGATAGTAGAAGACTTAGAGGATGAGGGTTTTGAAACTATAGCATTCTTACAAGACTATATGATGCGTATCAAACCATCTGAAAGAACAAAAGATGTTTATCAAGATTTAGGCACGGTAGTAAATGATTTTAAAACATTTGCAATCTCTAAGAAGATCCCAGTAATCACAGCATCTCAGCTGAATCGGGAAGCAATGAAAATCATTGATGAGGGAAGAAACGCTAATAAACTAGATTCTATTAAGAAACTAGGCCGTGCAAATATTGGTGAGTCTATTAAGATCGATACTAATCTTGATGGTACCTTTATTATTGTTCCAGAATATGATAAAGAGGGTAATAGATATCTTGGGATTAAAATGACTAAGCATAGATATAAACTCCCTACTACTCATAGATTAGACTCTATCTTCCAACCATTCTATCCTAAATCTGTAGCATTAGTAGAAGATCTGTTTGAGCCAAAAGCAGTATTTAGAGAGTCTCTAATAAATAATGATATAGAAGAAGTTACTTCTAAATTTGGTACAACAGAACATGTATCTATCAATAATCCTGCTAAGAGATTAGAGGCATTGAATAAATCTGTTGATATGACTTCTGGTTCTGGATTGGTAAAGACAACTAAAAAAGATAATAGTGTATC